ATGACAGGTTATTCTCTATTCAACATCGTAATAAACAAACTAACACCTAATAAAAAACCATAATCATGGCACTACCTAAAACACTATCCGGCTCAAATGTAATAGCTGTACAAAACGCAAATCAAGTTCCTCTTCCTCCTGCTGGTAGAGAGTATCTCTTTAGAGATGCTTCAGATCTTAAACTCTACTCAAGAAACTCAACTGGAGGAATTCTTCCTTTGGGTGGTGGAAATCTTATTGTTACTAAATTTACTCCAACAATTAGTGAGTTGGATAATTGTAATCTTACTCCTGTTGATGTTCTACCAGCACCTGGTGCAGGTAAGGCAATTCAACTAATGAGTGTTGGATGGAGGTATACTCCAAGTACAACAGATTATAATCATAATACTCTTGATTTTTACAGTAATGGTCTGGGACAATTTCAAGCACAAATGTCTGGTGTTGTAAATAATCCTTTTGCTGTTTCATCTTTTATATTGTCTATTACAGGAGCTCCCGACATGCTTCTTGCAAATTCACCATTAACAATGGTTGGTGATGGTCCTCCTAATCCTGGTGCCGATGGTATTTTAGATCTATATCTTTCTCATATTATAGTTACTCTTTAATGGCTGGAGTTCAACAATCAGGGATATTAGCTCTTCAACCTCAGGAACCCGTAGATGTACCAACACCTCCTGAGGGATCTTTCTATATGTTCATTAACATATTTGATGGATTAGCTTATTATAAAGACTCACGTAGAGTCTGTATCCCTTTGGCCAATATTGGTGCTGTATCTCTTCCTTATTATGCAGACGATGCTGCTGCTGCTTTAGGAGGTCTTACAATCGGTATGACATACCAGACTGATGGTACAGGAGCTAATCCTCTTAATGTACCTGGGATAATGATGGTGAAACAGTAATATACTGCTCTCCACTAATTAAGACTCAGCCCCGTAAGGCTGGGTTTTTTTTATTAATAAACCTTGTAGGTTTAATAAATATAGTTAACTTTGCAGAAGTTAAACTTTAAACCAACAACAAATGTCAGATTCAAAACCAACCAAAGAAAAACAATTTACTCCTAAAGAAGTAGCTGCTAGAAAAGCAGAACTCATCAAATTCTACGATGAACAAATTCCATTTCTAAAAAAACAAATTGAGTATGAAGAGCTACTTACAGGTATCGAGGACTCTAGAACTAGGAGAGCTATGGCTAGAATGCGTTACATGCAAATCATGGCACCAGAACAGGTACCTAATGCAGGACCTCCTGATGAAAATCCTGAACCAGATGAAGAAATGGTTCAGTCCGAAGAAGGAGTCCCAAAAACCCCAATACGTAGAACCCTTAAAACAGACTAAACCAATTAAAAATCCCAATCCAATGAAAGTAAGTGACCACATCAGTTTTAAAGAAGCTACTACCTCTGGTTATGCTACCCGCAATGGGCTAGATAATACCCCTAATGAGCAGGAACTTGCAAACATAAGGTTATGGGCTGAAAAAGTATTTGAGCCTCTTAGAGAGCGTGTATCGAAGCAAAGAGGTAAAGATAGTCCTGTTCATATCAATTCTATTTTTAGATCTGAAGAAGTCAATTCTGCCATTGGAGGTAGTGAAACCAGTCAACATTGTGCTGGCCGTAAAACTGGTCTCAAAGAAGCAGCTGGTGATATTGAGACTAACTATGATGATTTCAATAACAGAGATCTATTTATGCTCATTAAAGAGAAAGGAACCTTTGATCAGCTTATTTGGGAATTTGGATCAGATGCGGAACCAGCTTGGATTCACGTTTCTTATAGAGAAGGAGCTAATAGAAAACAGATACTTAAAGCATACAAAGACGGTAAAAGAACAAAATATAGCATCTTAACATAAGATGAGTGAAGTAGCAGAAAATACTAAAAAAAGCACTGTAGTTAATCAGGTCCAAAAAAGGATCAGGATGGAACTATGGGATATTGTCAAGTTTCAAATTGCAATGCATTGTCATATCAATAAGATCCAGTTATCTAATTATGATGTGGAATGCATTAGCTTTTTGGCACTTCAGGGCAATGTTGAATTAACTGTTTTTTGTACAGAGGCTATTAAACAGAATATTTTCTCTAGTACTCAGTCTGTAAGGAATGCTTTAGCTAAAATTGAGAAGAAAGGCTTGATTATTAAAACTGGAAAGAGTAAGAAGCGGATATCTATTAACCCTGATTTGAATATCCAAGTAATTGGTAATATTCTGTTAGAATATAAAGTGATTAGAATTGATCCCGCGGAAGGTTAATACTTTATTCCCAGCTGTAGCTGCTGAGACTGGTGTATCTGAAGAAGAAGTATCTGATATTGTAGGTTTCTACTGGAAAGCTGTAAAGAAAGAATTAGATGAACCTACCCATATAACACTGCTTTTAGAGCATATGGGTACTTTTGAAATAAGGAGAAAGCAAGTAGAATATCAGATTAAGAAGCAAAAAGGGATTATTAAGTATGTGAATCCAAATACGTATGCAAAACACATATTTTTTGATTCAGCTAAACAGAAATTAGTACGTCTTAAAAAGATGTTAGAAATGTGTAAAGAACAAGAAGAAAAAAAGAAACAAATACGCGAAATACAAAAAAATGGCAAAACTGTTTGATATCTTCCAGAAGAGGAAGCAAATTTTTGAAGGAATCATGAATACATTATTTACATCAAAGGATGTGGAAGAAATAGCTGCTAAGCGGATGGAAGTCTGTAACAGCTGTCCACATGTAGACAAGGAGGGAACTTCTTGCTTTGTGCCTGGTACAGCACCTTGCTGTTCTCACTGTGGATGTAAACTTGCATTTATGACTAGATCTTTATCATCGCATTGCTCTGATCCAGAGAATCCCCGTTGGGAAGCTCTTCTTTCTCCAGATGAGGAAGCAGAAGTTAATGAGAAACTTGGATATAATCCGGACCAACCAACTCAAGACCTCAACCCAAATGTTCAATCTAATGGCAGCGACAAGAGTAACCTTTAAGGAAGACGATCATTCTTATCATAGTGAAGATGGTACAAATTGGACATCTGTAACCACTCTTATCTCTAAGTTTAAGAGACCTTTTGATCCTATTAAGCAAGCGACTAAATCATCCAAGAATAAGAAATCCAAATGGTACAATATGTCACCAGAGGATATCATGAAAGCTTGGAATACTGAATCTCAAAGATCTATAGAGCTGGGCTCATGGTATCATAAAGAAAGAGAGGATGGTATCAATGCTCTTGAAACCATTACAAGAGAAGGCTTAGCACTTCCGATTATAAAGCCCATTATTACTAATGATATCAAAGAAGCTCCTGATCAGCGATTGGTAGAAGGAATTTATCCTGAACATTTTGCTTATCTCAAATCAGCTGGTATATGTGGTCAAGCAGATCGTGTAGAAGTATACTCTGGAAAGGTTAACATTCATGATTATAAAACCAATAAAGAAATCAAGACTAAAGGATTTAAAAATTGGGAAGGTGTTACTGATAGAATGCTTGCTCCTTTAGAACATCTAGATAACTGTAATTTGATTCATTATACTCTTCAGATGAGTATTTACATGTATATAATTTTAAAGCATAATCCAAATCTTAGTCCTGGTATCCTAGCTCTAGATCATGTAACATTTAGAGAAACTGGAAAAGACAAATTTGGATATCCTATCCATAAGTTAATAAATGGAGAACCTGTACTAAAAGAACTCAAGACCTATAATGTGCCTTATATGAAATCTGAAGTAATAGCAATTATTAACTGGCTTAAAGAAAACAATAAGTAATGGAATCATTAACTGTATATTCTTGTGGTACACCAGTAACTATTAAAATGAATAATGCTAAAGGTCTAATAACATCTATTCTCATTAGACCTGGAAATTTTGTATCTTATGAAATATCATATTGGAATAATAATGAGTATACTATAAATCACTTACATGATTTTGAATTTTCTCCTGAGGACTCTAAACAATCTAAAATTGGTTTTAAATAATGATTATACGATTATTTGATTATGTAGGAGGTGCTATTACCCCAACGGAACACTGCTATATCCTGAAGCCTTTGAAAGCTATTATGGAGAAATATCCGGATACCTACTTAAAGATATATCAGTATCTCTTTTACATGACCTGTCTCAATCCAGAACTCAATCCTTTTTGTAATACGCCATTAGAAGATAAAGAAGAGCGTATTCTAAAATCAATTGAAGCAGATTTTACTACTGAAGATGAGCTTCTTCCTGAAGCGTTAGATTTCTGTAAAAGGCTTTATGAAACACCAACTTCAAGAGCTTATGTAGGAATACAAGTAATGTTAGATAATTTAGCTAAATATATGGCCACAACTTTACCCACTCATGGTAGAGATGGTAGTATAGGTGGACTTTTATCTGCAGCTGAAAAATATCAAAAGATTCGGGAAAGTTACAAAGGTGCTTTTAGTGATCATATGGAGGAACAAGGAAGATTACGTGGAAATTCAGCTAAAGCTTATGATCAACAATAATGGATGAGTTAGATTTAGAGATACTCAATGAGTTGAGTAATTGGGTTTTTAAGTATGATTTTCCTTCTAAGAAATGGATGGCTATTAACTCTAAAAACGTAGATATTTTTATAAATAAGAAATTTCCAGATACTATGAAGAATGATGATATGTATGAATTAATAACTGATATATTAAGTAAAAAAATAAAAGATGAAGAATAAATTAAAAAAGTGGTGGCCTTTTCAATTAGCAGCATTAACTGCAGCTATTGCTCTTCCTTTATGGGTTTATTATGGAGGAGCTAATGTAGCTGTTAGTGAAGCGGTTCTTTGGATAATAATTGGATCATTAACCTTTATAGCATTAGCACCTTTAAAATGGGGATGAAAACTTATAAAATAAAAAAAGGGAATCATTACTCTTTTCATGCTCCAAAAATCATAATTGGTAAACATGATAAATGTTCTTTTAAAGTACGCTTTCATATAGATTGTTGGTTTTCTGTAAAAGATCCTGATGATCATGCTATCAATAAATTATTTGGATGGAGCTATGGGTTTCACCATAAGGATAGTATAAGAATAGGTTGGAAGCCTAATGCTGATAGAAAAAACTGGATAGAACTCCATTTTTATATCTATGCCAAAGGAGAGAGAATAAGTACTGCTATGAGTATGATTGAATGTGGAAAATCTGCATTAATTAATTTGGATGCTGATACTGATCTTATCGAAGCTGTAGTAAAAAAAGAAGTTATAACTGATACTTTTCGAGTATTTGCAAAAATAAACAGACGTTATTGGGGATATTTTTTATATCCATATTTTGGAGGAAAGAAAACTGCTCCTCATGATGTTCATATTGATCTTGATACTGATTTATGAATATAATAAAACCTGAAATAGTTATTCCTATCTATGAAAAAGGTGTATGGAGCACCATAACTTTTAAAACAAGAGAAGATTTTAGGGATTATTTAGTTCCTCTATTTAAGGAACCTGGTAAGTATGAGTTTGATGAAGTATCTCTTTATTTTAACTATCAAGCAGAACATTTTAGAACCTATGATTTTTATTGTGATGCTCCTGAAAACAGTAGAGATTTTGTTACTTATTGGGATGATCAAAAGAATAAGTGTAGAGTAGGAGCTTTTTTTAAGAGTGGAAAAAAGGTTTGGTATCTCCCTCGAGATTACTATATGTGGCTCAACTTCCTTCCAATTTTTGATAAACTAAAAGGCAAATTTGATTTTGCTGAGATTTGGGATACTCAATACCATATTGCTCTTTATGAGTGTTTGGCAGAATTACATTATAAGCATGCTGCAGGAGTAAAGAAACGGCAAATTGCCTGGAGCTATTTCCATATGGGAAAACTGATTAACCAACTTTGGTTTGAAGAAGGTGTTACTCTTAAGATGGGAGCTTCTCTTAAAGATTATATCAATGATAAAGGGTCTTGGAAATTCTTAAATGAATATGCTAAATTCCTTAATGAAAAGACTGCTTGGTATAGACCTCTTAATCCAAGTAAAGTTCTTATGTGGCAACAGAAAATTGAGAATGTTGTAGCTGGTCGTAAAATTGAAACAGGACTCAAAGGCACTATTCAAGGAGTGACCTTTGAGAAGGGACCTACAGTAGGTGTTGGAGGAGCTTGTAGATATTTTTATTATGAAGAGGGTGGTATAGCTCCTACAGCTGATCAGACCTATGGATTTATGAAACCGGCTCTTAAAATGGGAATGATTACTACTGGTTTATTTATAATTGGTGGATCAGTAGGAGACCTGGATCAATGTAATCCTTTAAAAGAATACGTTTATTATCCAGAAGCTAATGACTTTTATGCGGTTGATTCAAATTTATTAGATGCTAAAGGGACTATTGGTAAAACAGGACTTTTTATTCCTGAGCAATGGTCAATGCCTCCTCATATAGATAAATATGGAAATTCTCTTGTAGAAGAAGCTCTCAAAGCACTTGATGTATTTTTTACAGAAAAAAAGAAATCTCTTACTCCTGAAGCTTATCAATTAGAAGTATCTCAACATCCTAGGAATCTAGCTGAAGCCTTTGCTCATAGAAAACTATCCAAATTCCCACAGCATCTTGTAACTGCACAAATGCAAAGAATTACAGATAAAGAATATGGATATAAACAAATTGAGCTTTATAGAAACTCTGAAGGGCAGATTAAAAGCAAGTTAACTGATAAACTTCCTATTACAGAATTTCCCATTAGAAAAAATGAAACTGATAAATCAGGTTGCATTCTTGTATGGGAAGAACCAGTAAAAGACCCTGAATTTGGAATGTATTATGCCTCAATTGACCCGGTCTCTGAAGGTAAAACTACTACTTCAGATTCTCTTTGTTCAATCTATGTAATGAAGAATGCCGTAGAAGTAACTCGGGTTAAAACCAATAAACCAACTGAGAATTTTATAGAAGGAGAGAAAATTGTAGCCTGTTGGACTGGTAGATTTGATGATCTTAATAAAACTCATGAAAGACTTGAATTAATCATAGAATGGTACAATGCCTGGACTATAGTTGAGAATAACATTTCTCTTTTTATTCAGTACATGATAGGTGAGCATAAACAAAAGCACTTGGTCCCAAAAAGCATGATCGTGTTTCTAAAAGACTTAAAAGCTAATGCTAATGTGTTCCAAGAATATGGATGGAAAAATACAGGTAGACTTTTTAAAGATCATCTTCTAAGTTATTGTATTGAGTACTTAACTGAAGAACTTGATAAAGTTGTTCTAGAAGATGGAAAGGTTCTAAAGATTCATTATGGAGTTGAGAGAATTCCGGATATGATGCTTCTAAAAGAAATGCAAGCTTATGAGGAAGGCCTCAATGTGGATAGATTAGTAGCATTTTCTGCTCTTGTAGCCTTTTCTAGAATCCAACAAGCTAACCGTGGATTGAAAAAAAGAATAGAAGAACCAGACAAAAAGTTGCAGAAGTCCCAAGATTTTAGTAAATTAAGACAGAGTCCCTTTGTCCATATGGGCAAATCAGGAAAATCATCACCAATGAGGCCAAATAGAAATGCTTTTAAAAATTTGAGATAATGGAGATATTAAATGCCATGCAACTTAAGAATGGGGCTAAGGCTAAAGAGAACCGTATGGGTACTCTTAACCAACCTCTTCAATTTATTCCTCAAAAAGATAAAGATGATGAATGGACTGCCTGGAACATGGACTGGTTAGAATGGCAAGGAATTAAACAGCTTCGTAGACAATCTCGCAAAATATTAAAGAATTATAAACTTGCTAAAGGAATTATTGAAAAAACCGACTACATTGTAGAAGAGGATACTGAGTATAAAGATTTAGTAGATGTTCTTACTCGGGAAGATGAAAGTGCTCTTGAACTTAAGTTTTATCCAATTATTCCCAATGTAGTTAATACTCTGACATCGGAGTTTGCTAAAAGAAATACCTCGGTCACCTTCAGGGCCACAGATGAGCGCTCATACAATGAGATGCTTGAAGCAAAAAGAGGAGAAATTGAAAAAGCTTTAGTAGCAGATGCCCAGCAAAAGATGACTATTCAGCTTATAGAAGCTGGAATGGATCCTGAATCTGAAGAATTTCAACAGCAACTGAGTCCTGAACAAATCAAGACTCTTCCTGAAATAGAGAAATTCTTTACAAAGAGTTATAGATCTATAATAGAACAATGGGCAGAACATCAGCTTAAAGCAGATACTGAGCGCTTTGCTATGGAAGAACTTGAAGAAAGAGGTTTCCGTGATTCTCTAGTAGCAGATCGTGAATTTTGGCATTTAAAGATGATGGAAGATGATTATCAAGTTGAGCTTTGGAATCCTGCACTTGTTTTCTATCACAAATCTCCAGAAACTCGCTATGTAGCAGATGGTTTTTATGTAGGAAAATTTGATATGATGACTGTAGCTGATGTAATAGATAATTACGGTTGGCTTATGACTGAAGATCAAATGGCTTCTCTCGAGATCCTTTATCCAATTAGATCTTCTGGTTATCCTTTACAAGGCTATCAAAATGATGGATCTTATTATGATGCTACTAAATCTCATAAATGGAATACTGATCCTCCATCTTTACAATACCGACAGTTTACTTCAATGCATAATGCTACTGCTGATAATGGAGATATTGTAAATGCCATCTTATCAGAATCTGATGATTTTTATGAATTAGGCAGAACCGATATGCTTAGGGTGACTACTGGTTACTGGAAATCTCAACGTAAATTAGGTCATCTTACAAAAATTGATGATGTAGGAAATATCACTCAAGATATTGTAACCGAGGACTACAAAATTACAGATAAGGCTATTTATGATACCACCCTGTATAAGAATAAATCTAAAGAAAATCTATTTTTCGGAGAACACATTGATTGGATCTATATCAATTACACCTATGGTGGACTTAAGATTGGACCATATCGTCCTGGATACTGGGGCACTAACAATGCCGGAGGTCCTCAACCAATCTATCTAGGAATCAATCAAAATAAGATTGGGCCTATGAAATTCCAATTTAAAGGTGATGATAATCTTTATGGATGCAAACTCCCTGTAGAAGGAGCTGTATTCTCTGATCGAAATACTAAATCTACTTCTTTAGTAGATCTTATGAAACCTTTCCAAATTGGATACAATATTGTAAATAACCAAATTGCAGATATCCTAGTAGATGAACTTGGTACTGTAATCATGTTTGACCAAAATTCTCTTCCTCGCCACTCCATGGGTGAAGATTGGGGAAAGAACAACCTAGGTAAGGCCTATGTTGCAATGAAGAATTTCCAGATGCTTCCACTTGATACAAGTATCACCAACACTGAGAATCCAATTGCTAATACAGCTTTCCAGAAACTTGATATGGAACAAACTAATCGACTTCTAAGCAGAATTCAATTAGCTCAGTATTTCAAATCTCAAGCTTTTGAAACAATAGGAATTACTCCACAGCGTTTAGGAGGTGAAGTAGAGCAAGCCACTGCGACAGGCGTAAGAGTAGCTGTATCTAATAGTTACTCTCAGACCGAGACTTACTTTATTCAGCACTCAGACTATCTCATGCCCCGGGTACAACAGATGAGAACTGATCTGGCCCAATACTATCAGTCTAAGAATCCATCTAATCGACTCCAGTATATCACCAATAAGGAGGAAAGAAAGAATTTTGAAATCAATGGAACTGACTTTTTATCTAGAGAAATAGGAGTATACTGTACTTCTAAGGCCAATGTTAGAAAGACCATTGAGGATCTTAAGCGTTTGGCTTTAGAGAATAACACTTCTGGTGCCTCTATCTATGATCTTGGATCAATCATTGAATCTGATAATGTATCAGAAATTCATCAGATTATGAAAGATTCTGAAGTGAAAGTTGATAAACAGCGTCAAGAACAACAGCAACATGAGCAGAAAATGGCTCAACAGCAACAAGCTGCTATTGCTGAAGAAAATAGACTTAAAATGGAGTTTGAAGCTGCTGAAAGTCAAAAGGATCGTGAAGCTAATATTGTTGAAGCCCAAATTAAAGCTTCTGGATATGGAGCTATGAAGGATATTGATCAAAATCAACAATCAGATTATCTAGATGCACTAGGTCAAATTCAAAAGTCTGATGAGTATAACAGGAGTATGAATATGAAAAATACTCAGGAAACCAATAAGGTAAATGCTCATAGAGACAAGCTTCAAGTGGAAAGAGAAAAAATAGCAGCAAATAGAGATAAAGCTAATATTTCACTTCAAGTTGCTAGAGAAAATCAGACAAAAGCTGAGCTCCAAGCTGCTGGAAAATTAAAGGAAAAAAAGAAAAAAGATAAAGAGAATAAGAAAAAGAAATAACTCTTATAAATTAATCAGATAGCAGTAGCCATAATCTAGGCCATTTTTTTCTAATATGTAACTTTATAAAGTTTATTACCGTAAATTTGCGTATATTAATAATAACCAACAACCAAACCAACAAAGAATATGGCACAAGAAACAACCCAGGTAACTAAAAAAGAGATGAGTGCAGAGGAGTTAGATGACTTCTTGGGTACTCCTGGTCCAACTGCAGAAAGCATTATGACTCCTGAGGATGGAGATAAAGCTAATGTATTCACTCGTAAAAATGTGGATCTTAAGTATTTAGATGAAAATGATGTAGAAGCTCCTGCTACTGCTAAAAAACCTTTTACTGAAGGTGATGATGATGAAGGTGGTGCTACAGATGTTAATAAAGTAACCAAACCTAAAGCTGAAACTACAGACGATCAAGATAATGAGGATATTGATGAAATCCTTAAGCAGACTGATGGAGAAGAGAATGATGATACTCCAGCAACTACTGATATGGTATCAACTCTTAAAGGTCTTATTAAAAAAGGAAAACTTATTCCTTTTGATGATGATAAGCCTATTGAGAAATACACAAGCAAAGATGTTGAAGAACTCATAGAAGCAAATTGGAATGATAAAGAGAACAAACTTCGAAAACAAGTTCCAGTTGACTTTTTCGAGTCTCTTCCAGATGAACTTAAAGCTGCAGCTAAATATGCCGCAGATGGTGGAACTGATATGAAGGGTTTATTCCAAGCTCTTGGTCAAGCTCAAACTGTTCTAGAAATGGATCCTATTGATCCTAAAAATCATGAGCAGATTGTACGTCAATTTTTAACTACTACCGGATTTGGTAATGAAGAAGAAATTGAAGAAGAAATTGCTGGTCTTAAAGACCGTGAAGAATTAGAGAAAAAAGCAGGTCAGTTTAAACCAAAACTTGACAGAATGCAGGAATCTATTATTAATCAAAAGCTTGCTGCTCAAGAAGAGCGTAGAAATAGTCAAGCTAAAGCTGCTGCTGCATATACAAATTCTATCTATAAAACTCTTGAGCCGGGTGAGCTTAATGGTGTAAAACTTGATAGAAAAACACAAGAACTTATTTATTCTGGTCTTATACAGTCTCGATACCCTTCTATATCAGGAAAGCAAACCAATTTACTTGGTCATCTTCTTGAGAAGTATCAACACGTAGAGCCTAGACATGATATCATAGCTGAAGTAGTTTGGCATCTTGCAGATCCAGATGGCTTTAAAGCTAAAATCATGGCAAAGGGGAAGAATCTCCAAACTGAAAAAACTGTACGTATGTTAAAGACTGAAGAGTCTAGCAGAACTCCTGGATCTACTATTGTAGAGAAAGAGGAAACTAAACAAAGACGTATTCCAAAAACAAGTCCAAACTTCTTTAAAAGAGCATAAACAATGGCAAAGTACAACGGTTTAGCTGGAACACATGGTAGAATACCGGCACATTATCCTCAAGATGCTCCAATCCCTCCTACAGGTTCTGTAACATTGTATAGAAATCTGAATGATCAGCAGTTATATACAGTAACTCCTGCTGGAATTCATACTGTTATTGGGGCTGGTGGTTATGTGCTCCCTGCTGCTACTGCTCTTTTACTGGGCGGTGTTAAAGTAGGCGCTGGATTATCAGTTCTTCCTGATGGTACTATATCTGTTACTTCTCCAGGTATTAGCGATGTTCCAGTTAATGCTCTCTTTGTAGATAGTTTTAAGGGAAATGATGCTACAGCCACACCTGA